CAGGCCGTTGATCATCACCTGGCATGTGGCGGTGGCATCGTCCGACGACACCAGCATCTGCGTGGCAGTGGACGGGTAGGTGTAGATCCCGCCGTGATACCAGATGGTTTCCTCCGCAGTCTGCACATCCGGATTGTTGCCGTAGATAAAAACAGGCGTGCCGTTGGAGACATGCCCCATCGCGGCACGCAGGTTAAACGGCATTTCCTTGTGCAGCTGCCAGCTGTGGTGGGCTTCGAGATCAGTCATCTTCATTCCTCGCGCTGATCGCCGATGCTTTCTTCTTGGCGTCGGCCTTGCTGCTTGCACCCCAGGCCATCAGAGACTTGAGCAACCTGGTCGGCTTGCCGTCCTTGTCACGCTCCGGCCCAGGCATGTTACCCATACGCGCCAGGAACGAGGCGCGTCGTGGGTTATCGCCAGACTTCACCGGCGCCTTGAGATCCGAGCCAGGGTTCTCACGCTCATAGGAGCGGCGCCCCTTCTCGTTCAGGCCGCCGCTCTCTGCCTTGCCTTCCGATCGCTGCCAGGCTGGTGACTTAGCCACCCTTCTTCTCCTTGAAGGGACCAGCCTTGCGCGTCATCAGCGAGTAGGTCTTGTCATCGATCGTGCTGTCGTCCTCGTCGCGGGACGTGCCAGCTTCCTTGCGCTTGTTCATGTTCGCGTACAGTCCAGGCTTCTTGTTCATCTAGTCACCCAATCAGTTTGCCAAGTGTCTTAGGTCCGGCCACACCGTCAGCCGTCAGTCCATTGTCAGCCTGCCACTTCTTCAGCGCAGCCTCTGTGCCAGGGCCGAAGTCGCCGTCAGCCGTCAGGCCCAGGGCAGCCTGCATCTTCTTGACCAGCTCACCCTTGGCGCCACGACGCAAGACCTGCGTGACAGCGTCGGTGATCTGCGGGTTGACCGGGGCAGTCTTGCTGTTGGCTGCACGCAAGGGGATCTTGCCCGTCAGCACAGCCATGGCCTTGTCGTAGCGCTGCTTGCGATCGGCCAGGCCGATGTCGCCGCCGTTGATGATCTTCGTCATCCGCACCACGTCGCCGGTGTCGGCAACTGCATTCAGGTTCTTGGTGTTCCAGAACCAGAGAGCCGAGGCCAGTGCGCCCTCCTTAGTTTCCAACCACTCGGCGGCTTCCTCTGCCGTCATGTCGTAGTCCTTGGCAAAGCGGGTGTAGTTGTCCCGCCCGGTCAATTGTTTAAGACCGCGGCCAATAAATTTGGCTCCGTCCCCAGGCTGGGTATTGCCAAGTTTGCTGGTGCGGAACTCATCCATGTAGACGTAGTTCGCAATTTTCTCAGGGTTCCGAGCATACTCGGCAGCGTTGCGCTTGCCTGGTCCGAAGTACCGAGGGAAGACACGCTCAAGCGATTGCTGGGAATAATTGAGGTTCTCGCGCAGCTGAACGAAGTCAGCTGACTCGTGGGCGCACTGGCTAGTAAAGCCAGCAATACGCTCTGGGGTCGTGATGCCATACTTCGGCAGCGCCTTGTTCAGCTCCTCGCACCAGGCATCCACTTCCTTGTTGGTCGGGATCATGGCACGCAGTTGGTCAACGGTCAGAAGGGTCATTCACTTTCTCCTATTCGCACCAGGATTGTTTCGCATCGCCCTTGTACGGACGGGCAAGGCCCGCAGAGATCAGGCTTTCGGCTAGGCTCTGGTGGTCCAAGTAGACATCGCCCAGCACACGGCCACCATACTTATCCCACTTCAAGATCTGCACATCGATCTCCGTGGCATTGGCGACCGCGTCTTTTGTAAACGCGCTGGCTTTCTTAGCCAAGGCGGCCTCGGCATCGCATTGAGCGCGAGGTGCTTTCTCAGGCGTATCTATGCCGATGACCCTGATCGACAGCTTGGGCGGCAGAGGCTCTGGCAGAAAGTCCACCGCGATCTCTACCGTGTCGCCATCGATCACGCGGGTGATCTCATAGGCATGAGCAGGCGCAGCCGTCAGCAGGAGCAGGGCCAGCCATTTCATTTCTTCGGCTTCTTCTTCAGGACCGCGCCAAGCACAGCCTCCTGCGCCACGTCCTTGCCCATGCCGCCGAGCAGATCGCCGACGTTGCCCGTGGCCGCAACCTTGATGGCGTTCTCCACCGGGTCAGGCAGGTTCACCTTGTCCAACACAGCATCGACCACCTTCTCCTTAGCCTTGCGACCAATGAGCATTCCAACCATGCGTCCGATCATTCGGTGTACTCCTGTGTCGGCGGCTCGTCGTTGTTGCCACCGCGTTGCTTTCCATTGCCAGCAGCCATTACACCGCCCAGCGCACCCACGATAAACGCAGCAATTGGACTTAATAGCTCAAAAAACCGCCGATCGTTCTCGCTCGACTCGCCCATCGGCTGGGTCACGAAGATCAGGCTGAACAGCACTGCGCCAATGATGCCGCCCAGAATGACCACTAGGGAAATCCCAACGGTGTAGCGCAGCTTGGCTTCCATGATCTCAGGATCGTTCTTGCTAGACATCAGTTGCCTCCTGTCAGAGCGTCCGCGCACATGCCCGTGCGAAGACAGATGGGTGGGGTGCATTCAACCGCAGACCAGTTGGCCGGGTCTTGGCAAGGGTAGCGGTAGAACCCGTCACCAGACAGGTAGAAGATCGCACCCAAGGCGGCAATGAAGCCCAGCCAAACGAAGTTCTCAAGTTTCATCATTGCATCGGGTTCCTTATGAGGTCGTCCATAGCTTTCCACAGGTCCTCGATCTCGGCATCGTACTTCTCCAGCTTGCCCGCGAGGCCGCTGCTGACGCTGTCAGACTTCTCTACCATAGAGCGCAGGTCCATCAACTCTTTCTGTTGCTCAAGGATGCCCGCCATCTGGGTCGAGATTGCCGACAGCTTGGGGGCAAGGCCCCTAACGTCGTTGTCCTGTATGGCCTGCTCCAGAGTTTGCACCCGACTCTCAACGCCCAAGACGCCATCCACGCTCTCCTCAACAGCCCAGAAACGGTTGACGGTATCGTAGCCCACGTAGATCGTGCCGCTGATTGCCGACAAGACAGGCACAGCGGCGGCGAACCACCAGCCCTTTACGTCAAAGCCCGCAATCCGCAAGCCGTTGGTTTCAGCTTCCTCGCTCACGAGCCGTACCCGGCAGCGTACACGTCAGCCAGCGTCACAGTGTCAGCACCAAGCAGCCCTTGCAGGCCGATGCCGAAGACGTTGGTCGCGGAGATGTTCATAATGTCAGCCGTGGCAGAGTAGGCCACCGTCGCGCCGTAGAGGCTGGTGCCGCTGTTGGCTGCGTAGGCGTCAACCGTCCCGGTCATGGTCGTGTTGCGAGATGCGGCCAAGAAAGCGCCAGCATCGCGGGCGTAGGTCTGCACTGCGCCGAGAGCGTTGTTGTAGTTGCTCACGTCGGCGGCGCTGATCGTCATGTCGTTGTTGGTCAGGATCGTCTGGAAGGCCATCTGCTCCTGCACGGTGTCGGCGTTGGCGGCCATGTTCGCAACCGCCTGCACCTCCATCAAAACCGCAGTTGCGGCAACGAGGTTATCGACAGCCGTATCGAGATTTGCCATCGTTGCAACGTAGTTATCCTGAAACAACAATTCGGCGTTATAGTACGTCGCGTCGATCACCCCCTGCACATCAGCGTTGTAATCAAGCCTCATCTGCTCAGTGACAGTCGCCGTCTGCATGATGCCGGGAGCGAGGATGTCGCCTTGCTCAGCACTGTAGACCGCACCAGCCGTCAGGCTCTGAGCCGCGTTCAGTTGGTTAAGGATTGTCTGGGCTGACCCCTCCAGCGCCGTCATCGTCGGATCGGCGTGAGCGGCGGAAACGCTCAGACAGAGTAGGGCCGCTGTTCTCTTGAGGTACGACATCGGGCAGTTCCTCTCCAATGCGAAGGAAGGTGTCCCAGAAGGACCGATCTTGGGCGTATCCTACCACATAGGTATGCGGGTTGTCACGCATAGCCAGATAGCCCTCGCGGCCCACCAGCAGCTTGCCCGTCTCAATGCTGTAGATCGGACAAGGTGTGCTGGCCAGCGCCATTGCTTTGTATACCTTGGCGTTGTCGCACATGACCGAAATGCCGCTGACCTGCAGGCCCAGCCCCCCAGCTTCTTGCGGTGTGCCGAGCAGCCTTGCATCTTTGCGGCGGTTGCACTCAGGGTCTTGCTCCATGCTGCCCTCGGCCCTGCCGAAGATGCTGATCTGGAAAGCCTGCTGTTTCGGGATCAGGCAGCTATCATTGCCGCCGCCGCCCATGACTGTCGGCGCTGCGGCTGTCGGCACGGGCGTAGAGAACGGAGACGAGCCAGCGCCGTTGTAGTTCCGCGTCTCACTAGTCGAGACGTTGCCGCTGTCAATTGTGGAGTTGGTGTTGCCGGAGTTGGTGTTCAGGTCGCCCGTGACTTGGGCGCTGGCGGTGGCTGTCAGTAGACAGAGCAGAGCGCACCCATAACGTCCCGCGTATCGCCAGAGCATAGCAGTTCGTTGGCCGCGTCTCCGTGCGCCATATAGTAAAGCGTTTCCGCGTTCTGTCTGATCTCGCACTGGCGGTCACCTTTCGGGCAGGCCGTCGTGTAGGCCACGGACGATACAGTAACAGGGCCGCAGCCAGCGACCAAGAGGACGAGTGCTAGTCTCATCTGCTAAGGCTCCGCATCAGTTCGTCGATCTTCTTGTCGAGGTTATCCAGCCGCGAGATGACCCGGTTCATGTCGGTGTGCATGTCGGCTCGCGTAACGTAGTCACGGGCGACTTCCTCGCGTGTGCGGTTTAGCAGGATTTGCAGCCGCTTCACTTCCTCGACATGGTTTTTCAGCACCCAGCCGATCAGGCCGAGTGCTGCGCTAAGACCGAGACTCCAGAGCATCTCGGGTGTCATGCGTCTGCCTCTTGGATCACCAGATCGCCAGCGTCCACCTGACGCATGATCTCGTCGTAATGGCGGTTGCCGGGGTGCAGGGGGACAAAGATTTCTTCACCCTCAATAGTGGCCTTCATGGAGACGTTCTGGCCTGTGAGGCTGTCCTTGGCATACTTAACCGAGGTGATGTTCATGGTGTTCATCATGTCAAAGCTCCGCGTCCACTGCGATATATGCGCTAGGGGTTGCCCCGTTATACATAGAAACAGCTTGTGCCGTGGTGTAACCAGATGTTGGCACGTTAAAGCTAATTTGAAATTGCATACCCCCACTTGCGTGTAGGGTTGAAGCCGTCCCAGTCCGTGTCCCCGCGCCATTATAAAAGTTGTAAGTAGACGGCGCAGAAATAGACGGAGTTGCCCGCATAGTGGTTTGAAGGGTAAAACTCATGCGGTCTACTGAACCTGACGAGTTGGCTACACCTGAACCTACCGGGTCAACCATTTTAAAGTAATACCTTTGACAACGAACAAACTCAGGTCCGATCTCAGGCTGCTTGTAGAGGTCCGTCGCCGCCGTGGTGTGGGTGCCTTGCTTGATGTGGATGCCCCAAAGGTCAACGCCGATGGTTTGCAGGCCGAGGGAGTTGGTGTTGGCATTGAAGTCAGAACCAGCAGAAGTCCAGAACCTAAGCTGGAGATAGTCGTTGCCGTTGGTCCCCAAGGTTTTTCCGCTGATCGACGGCACGGCAAACGTCAGCGCAAACGCAGCCCAAGACCCCGTGAGAGTAACGGTTTGCGGCGAGACAAAAACCCGAGAGGACGGAGAACCGCCAGTGCCAAAGTCCTGAATGCACTGCACAGCCACGTTGCCCGAGCCAGACGAGCGGCGCATCCAGCCAAGGACCGTAATGGTCTGCCCAGCGTAGTTGCGGACGCCTTCAATGCTTTGCACTGTGATGGCATACTGTGCAGCAGTCGATTGCCCGCTTACCGATTGGCGAAGAAAGAACGATGGGTTGTTGTTGCCAAACGTGTCGCCAAGGGTGAACGCCTGACGGGACTGCGAGAAGCTGCCACCAGAAAATTCACTATACCAACGGTCAGGTAGATACCCCGACGCCGTGCTACTCGTCCCCCGCTGCCAGAAGTCGAAGGCCCCGTTGATGATGCGGTTTTCAGGGTCAAGAACACCGGGGCGCAGAGGCACAGTGTTGATCGTAGCCGTGTTGCCACCAGAGGCGTCGAGGATCGCGTTTGTGCGGAGTTGGGACATTAGTTGGCCTCCAGTGCGGTGATGCGGGCTTCGAGGGCTTCGATGCGGGTCATGGCCTCTTGCAGAGCCTTCAAGGCGGCGTAGTGCAGATCGGCCTCATAGATTGACTTGAGCGGCACACCATCTGCCGGGGTTTCACCAAAGCCGTCGTTGCTGACAAACTCAGGTGCCACGCTTTCGACCTGTTGGGCGATGACGCCAATGTTGTCGTCTTCGTGCGACTGATCCCGATACTTGTAGGTGACGACCTCAAGCGCCTTGATCTTGTCCCAGTACGAACCGA